TGTCTTCATTAACAGCTTTACAAAATGCTATTGGTGGTATTGACGCATTAGTAGGTGAACGAGGATTTACTGGTCAGGGTTATGCACAAGCTGCAAGAGATCGTGCACAAGGGATCTTTGATGAGTTCCTGCCTGGACAAGATGTCGATGCATTACTTAATGAGAAGATAGGTAGAGCTTTTGCAGAAGAAGCATTGACTGCTAAAGGAAGTGAGTTCAGGCAGCAAGGCGTACAGTCTATAGAACAATCTTTCCCTGAAGGATTTGCTGGTGAGATCTTCAGTCCAGAAGCATTTAGTAAGGCTGCGGAGAATATCTACGGAGAGAAGCTACAAGGTGCACAAGACATAATCGCTAGGGCAGGAGCGAGAGGTCAGTTGAGTCCAAGGGGTGGACGTTTAGCTAGTGAGAGTTTATTATCACAAGGGCCAGACGTTCGTGGCGGTATATCAGATATTGTTAGTGGTGTTCGCTCTGGACTCGAAGGCGGACTACAAGGAATAAGAGGCTCTGCATTAGAACAAGCACAGGGGTATCAACTTGGTGATGAGTTATTCGATGTTACTCCGTTCGAACAACAAGCGAGTGATTATGTAACTGGTGCTTTTGGAGATATACCTTCTGATATTAGTGGAGCAATAGGAACAGATCCCCTCTTCGATGCTGTTAGTGCATTACAAACGGGTGGTAGACAACAAGGACAAGTAAGTGGAACTCCTAGTTTCCTTGATGTATTAGCAGAAAGAGAAGGTGGAGTTGGCACAGGCAGAGACAGAAGAGGACTTGGTTCTCGTGGAAGTGGAGTATTCTAAATGGTATTTTCCCCAACTGATTTAATAGGACCAGCAGTAAATTTAGTGTCTGGGGTTCTGGGTGGTAAGGGAGCAACGGATGTAGCAGGAGCGCAGGTTGATGCTAATAAAGATACGATTCAAGCTGCTAAAGAAGATAGAGAGGCAATGCTTAATGCCTACCAAGGTGGAACTGCTTTTGAACAAGTAGGTAGAACTCCAGAGGGGGGATTCCAAAAGTCACAGCCTGGAGCAGATTCCGCTGCTGCTGGTAGAACTGCATTAGCTGGGCAAGATTTAGAACAAAGAATTCCTCGTATGGGGGAACTAACTGCTCAAGAATTTTCACCATTTACCCTTGATCCTAGTGTCGGTATTCCAAAAGCCAGAGATTATGTTATGGAGGGGATTGGTCAGAGAAGAAAAGAATTAGGAAGAGGTGCT